TCATTACCATAGAACTAGATAATCCTTCCTCACCTAAATATTCTATGGCTTCTACTTTAGTCATGCCTTTAATAGCACTTAAGTAAGTTTCCATGTCCTGAGGGTCTTTATAATGTTTAGTATTTGTGGATTGGTAAGTACCCATTTCTCCATCATCGTATCCTTCTTCTAATTCTTCATTAATTATAGAACGAACTACTTTACGGATTTGAGTTTCTTCTATTCCCATTAGTTTACTTCCTTCATATCCTTCTATTTTTCTTGCAATTGAATGGATAATAAAACTTGCAAATAGATTTGAAACTGCAATAATAGGGAATGCTAGCATTCCCATTCCGAGTGCTATTGTAATAGCACCAGATAAAGGAATTCCATATCCCCCCAAAATATTTAATCCTGTTACATTTCTAACAACTCTTGCTATTTTTTGAGGAAGAGTTTTCATTTCTTCTTTCTCTTGTTTTTGCAAAGAATTTCTTTTAGCTATTAGAGATTTTATTTTGTTTAATTCCCTTTCAGCCTTTTCTCTCTCTTCTCTTTCTGGTCCAAAAGAAACCAGGTTATTTACTTTATCTAGTATTACATTAATTTCTTCTTGGGATGGCATTCCATTTTCTTTTTCCCACTCTTTCCACCTTTTTTTATAATCCTCATCACTTTCTGATTCATTTATTGGGGTTTCATTAAGTTCAGTAGAAACTGCTTTCATTATGCTATCAAATGAAGGTATACCTTTATTTTCATTTAATTTAGAGATTTTTGATTTAAAAGTTTCTATATCTTGAGGAGACATTTTGTTTACTATGGTATCAGTTAACTTATTAAATATAGGTAAACTAGATATTTTATCTAAAAATTTATCTTTTATTTTACTTAATATACCCTCATTAATTGGTTCTTTATTTTCATTTAAATTACCATACCCAGAAGACTTGTATTTACCTTTAGGTTCTTTTGGCTCACCTAAACCAGGTGCATCCATCGTATACCCTAAATCTTTTACACCAAATTGACCTTTTTCAGTGTAATATATAGGATTTTTTTCAAGATTTTTAATTACAATGGCTTTTAACTGTTCCATTGTTTTATCTTCATTTTTAGGATCCTTCATTTCAGTATAGTATCCTTTCATCATTTGATCAAAAATTAAATTATCAGGATTTTTCTTGTCCTTATAATCAAAATTCTTTTCAGCATCTTCTTCTACTTGTTTTGAAGGTTTTTTAACTTCAGCTTTTTCATCATCAAAATGTTCTTTCTTTGCTTCAGCTAAAAAGTTTTCAAATGCTACTTCATATGATTCCTTTTTAGAAGGTTCAAGTTGATTTATTGGTTCTAAACCAATAATATTTTCATTAATAAGATTTTTAGTCTTAAGTACATTTGCTACTTCTGTATATGTAGCAGAGTTACGAATTAAACCCGGAAACTGTCGTTTAGCTTCCTTAATAAAGACGTCTTTATGGCCTTTACCTTCTTTAATTAACAAATACTGGTCTTGTAATGTCTTTTTCATTTATTTTTCTGTTAGCAGTTCTTTTATTTCTTTTAAATAATTTTTAACTATTTCTATTGGTTGGGTGATATCATATGAACCAGCGTTTCCACCATATAATTCAATTGTATCATTTTTTGCATTAGAAACTAATGGTGTTATTTCATTCATTAATTTCTCAATTTCATCTAACCCAGCTAAACGTGTTTTTTGAAAATCATTCATTTCGTTTAACTTTTCTTCTTCAAATAATTTTTTTATATCATAAGATTTAGGCTTGATTTTAGGTACAGGCTTAAATCCTAATTTATAGTAATAAATATTCTTAGCTCCTTTAGCATTTTTATTTTTATTAAAAACAGTTGGAGTAGCATAGTTAGCCCCTTGTCCTGGGGTAAAAGAAGCGCCACCTTGATTAGTAGCGGACATTTCTTTTAATTTTTTTCTTACTATTTCTTTAATTCTATCCATTAGCTGTTTCTAATTCATTTACTAAATCACAATATTGTAGTAAATCAACTAAATCTTTATCTTTTAGTTTATAATTTTTAGATGGAACTTTAATTAAAGAAACAACTTCATTAATTTTAATTTTAGTAACTTTATTTTTAGTATTCTTATTTAAATCTGCTAATTCTGTTTTAATTTCATTTATTTTATCTATATAAAACTTTTTTAAACGAGGAGCATTATCAATTGAATTAATATATTCTTTAAGAATTAATTTTTGTTTTGATGCTAAATCATCATATTTACCATTAAATTTTTCCATTAAAATTTTATAAGTAAGAAGTTTAGTATCTTTATCAGATTTATTTACTTCATCCATTACCTCATCTCTAACTTTACTCTCTTTAATAGAAGCAACAGTTAAATGTTCTAAAATAGTAATTTTATTTTGGATTAGTTGTTCTGGGTTGGGGGTAGTAGAATTATTTAGTTCTAATAAAGTATAAAATGCAGCAAAGGGTTTATAATTAGGAAGTTTATGGTTAAAAAAGTGTGTTAAATCATAATGTTTTTTTATTTCATTAATAAGATTATACTTTTGTCTTTTAATAGCTCCCCTATTTAAAGATTTTGAGGATTCAATTAAAGTAGAAATTGTAATCGAAGCTTTAGCTTCAGTTAATGAAGTTCTTTTTAAAAGAGATTCATATAATTTATACTCTCTTCCTAATTCAGACTTTACAAAATATTTTTGTAATATATCCTTAGCAGGTGAGGTTTTATTCTCTAAAGTATCAGTAGTGATTTGGCGTACCAATAATTCAAATAGTATACCAGTATTCTTGTACTTTGAATGTTTAACTTGCATTCTTAATAAGTTTGTTTATTTATAAATATATAAAAATTTATCACTATTTTATTTGATCTTCATCTAATAATGAACTTCCTTTAATTTCTTTTTCAAAAATCATTTGTTTTTTCTGATTTTTAATATCATTAAACGCTTTTTTATTTTTATTTCGTTTAGATTTTACCTCAAGAGCTAAAGGAGAACCACCTTTATAATTAGGTTTTATTGAATCAGACGCATCATTATCAGTTTTCATTCCAACTGCTCCTATTCTATCTTTACCAAGAGCATTATCTTGTGTATTTCTATTAGATACTTTTTCTTTTGGTCTACCTATTGATTCTTTATCTTCATCATATCCTTCAGGTACTTCTCCATTATCATATCTATTTCTACCGTATAATGAAGCTAAATCATGCGGTGTACCATATGACTTACCAGTTTCAAGCGGATCATTACCTTCATTTTCTATCTGATTGATTCTAAATTTACGTTTGGCGTCTTGAGCAATTAAATCTCTATATTCACTATAGTCATCTTCACTTAAGTGGAATATATGTTCATACACAAAGTCAGTAGGCATTAATTTATTATCTAAAATTTGATTAGCTAAATCAACTTTTTCTTTCATTAATGTTACTCTTTCTTGATCATAAATTACTGAAGGATTAGTTAATGAAAGTTCAAAATTTACTAAAGCATCATCTTTATAACCTTGTGAATATAAATGAACTAATGCAATTTTTGTAAGTTCTGAAATTATAATTCTTTGTATACGTTCAATTGTACGAGCAAATCTAATATCTTCAGCGGCTAATGTAGCTTTACCAGTTAAATCTTTTTCATAACCCATAAATGCTTTAGGTACTTTAAGAGCAGCAAATAATTTATCTCTTAAATATTCTACATCTTGAATTCCATCATATTGTAATCCACCTAAATTATCTATTTTAGTTGCTTGATCATTACCTCTTACAGGAATATAAAAATCTTCTAATAAATTCTGCATATTATATTTTAAATTATAATCGCCAGATTCTTGATCAATATAAGGGGTACGTTTCATTTTTGATATTGTTTTCTGCATAAAGTTTTCTACTTCAGCAGGTGCAATATTACCAACATTTATATAAAATATACGTTTTTCAGGAGCACGAACAATCCTATGAATTAACATAGCATCCTCCATCATTGTATATTGTTTAAATAATTTACGGCCAGGTTCTAGATATGATCTACCATAAGGTAAAAAGTTTGTATCAGAAAGCAATCTAAAATGGGCAATTTCATAATTATCAAAATAGATAGCTCTATCATTTTCATTTTGATAATTAGTA